CAGAAGATATAACATTGAAGGATGCTGAACAATACTACAACGAAACATATGGAAAAGAATAATATGAATGTTTGTGAAGTGACAGTGAAGTTTCATTTGAAAGACGGAAATGCTGAAACAAGGACATTTACAGATTTTGGAGGTGATTGGACAAAGGTGCATGAAATGACAAGGGATTATACAGCAAAACATTTTAAAGATGTGCTGTCACACACAGAACATCTTAACCACGCTTCTTACGAAATTAAAGATTTAGACACATGGATGTAAAAGATGTAGTTCCTTTAGAGCAACGTGAGCAGCTGGTAGAAATGGGATATACCACTAAGGCTAGAATCATTACATTCTCTTCAGCTTTTAGGTGGTTTAGGAAAAAGCATTTGCTTGTACATGAGATAAATAGTTATGTAGAGAAATGGGGTGTTGTGTATGATTATGAGGTGTTTAGCTTAGTGCTTCCTAAAGATGCTCCTCTTGGTGAGGAAGGAGATGAATATGATGAAGAAGAAGATATGCAAATGTGGGAAACTCTGGTGGAGAAAGACCTTCTGCATACAGAATCTATTTCATATGAAGCAGCTGAATTAGAATGTCTTAAATGGTTAATTAAATATGTAAAAGAACATGAAGCCTAAACACAAATTTAATAACGGTAGAGGAGCCACGCTGTGTAATAAATGTAGTGTAATTATATCTGAAGGGCTTACAGAAGCACTATTCTGTAACACTTGCATAGACAATATGGTGGATGTAGACACTTTAGAAGTGGTGTATTCACAGAAGGCTGATGACATGGATGATGATGGTGATTATCAGGAATTGAGAATATGTGCAGTGGATGGAGGAGCAGGAGCATATTTCTACATTTCTACAAATCGTTGGGCAGTGGATAGTCTTGATGATCTTAAGAAATTATTCACTAAATTTGAGAAAGCATATAAGCTATTAAATAATGAAAATACTACTGTATGATATTTAATAATTTATTAATATCTTCTACTTGATTGTTTCAAATATATAATATATTTTTGTTTCAAATATATTATATGAAAAAGCTCTATCATTTCAATGAGGACTATTTTGAAACAATAGATACAGAAGACAAGGCTTATTTTTTGGGTTTATTGTTTGCTGATGGTAATATTTACATGGCTCGTCATAGAGTACAAATAACTTTAGCTAATGAGGATGCTTACATTCTTAAAGCTTTTGCTAATTGTGTAAACTATACAGGTAAACTTTATATAGACAGAGAGAAATATAGTAAGTTAATATTACCAAGTAAGAAAATGTGTGAAGATCTAATTAAATTAGGATGTACGCCTAATAAGTCTTTAACATTAAATTTTCCAACAGGAATTCAAAAAGAACTAGTTCATCATTTCATTAGAGGATATTTTGACGGAGATGGTCACATTAGTAAACATAAAAAACTAATAAAACCATATTACTATATTAACATTACTTCCACTAAAGCATTTATAGAAGAGTTAAAAAAAATATTGTTGACAAATTCTGTCCAAACCGGAAAGTTATATAAAAGATATAAAAATAAAGAAGAAAGTGCTCATACTGTTTTTATACTTAATAAGTCTACTAAACAATTTATTGAGTATATTTATAAAGATGCTTCTTTATTTTTAACTAGAAAACAAAGAGTGTATGAATAAAATATTATGCTATGACATAGAGACAATGTTAGAATGCTTTCTTGTAGGAATATATTCTCCTGAAGAAGACAAATATTATGAGTTTTCTGTAAACAAATGGGAGAATCAATTAGATGATTTTGTCAGGTTTACAGAGAAACATCCTGAACACTATTGGGTGGGATATAACAATCTCAGGTTTGACAGTCAAGTGGTTGAATGGGTGTTGAGAAACCATGAATATTGGCATGAGCTTGACAGCATGGAAATCTGTAAGAGAATTGCTGAGAAAGCAGGAGATGTTATTCAAGATGCAAACTTTGATGTGTTTCCTGAATATCAAGAAAGACATTTGTCTCTCAAACAGATAGATTTGTTTAAGGTGAATCATTATGATAATAAGAATCGAATGGTGAGTCTTAAAAGACTAGAGTTTGAGATGGACTTGGAGAACATTGAGGAAATGCCCATTCATCATTCTAAAGAAAACCTTACAGAAGAAGAGATTAAGCTGACCAAAAACTATTGCTTAAACGATGTAATGGCCACTTATCAATTCTACAAGGTGACCACTGGTGACACTTCTCATCCTTTGTACAAGGGAAATAACCAAATACAGCTCAGAATGGATATAGAACAGGAATTTGGTATTCCTTGTCTTAACTATTCTGACAGTAAAATTGGTGATGAGATTATTAAAAAGTTCTATTGTGAGGAGAAAAAGATAGAATACAACAATCTTCCTAAAAAGGGCTTTTTTAGAAAGAGCATAAAGGTGGCTCATTGTATTGCTAAATACATTAAGTTTCAAACTCCTGAGCTTCAGGCTTTTCTGAAAGAGATAAAAAATGTAGAGCTAGGAATGAATGATGACTTCAAGCATCATATACAATTCTATGACAATACATATTCTTTCATGAAAGGCGGATTGCATACAGAGAACAAGCCTGAAATGTTTGAAGCTGATGATGACCATTTAATTATTGATTGGGATGTTAGTTCTTATTATCCTGCCATCATCATCAATAATGGTAAATACCCTTATCACTTGGGCAAGGAATTTCTTAAAGGTTATGAGAGAATGTTTCAGAAGAGACTAGAGCTTAAACCTTTTGCCAAAAAAGATGCTAAGATAAGAGGTATTGTAGGTGCTCTCAAGTTGGCAGTTAATTCTGTGTATGGTAAGTCTTCTGATATTCAGAGTTGGATATATGACAGACAGCTTACAATGTTCACCACTATTACAGGTGAATTATCATTGATGATGCTTATTGAGCAATATGAACTAAGAGGCATTAAAGTGATAAGTGCCAACACTGATGGTGTCACAATTATGATAAAAAAATGTGACACAGAAATTATGAAAACCATCAATGAATGGTGGTGTAAAGAAACAGGCTATGAACTAGAACGTGCTGATTATCAGAAGATTATTTTCTCAACAGTCAATGACTATTTAGCAATTAAGACAGATGGAGAAATTAAAAAGAAAGGTGATTTTCTTACGGATTTTGAACTTCATAAAAACAAGTCTGCTAGGATTGTGCCTATTGCCCTTGAGAATTATTTTGTTCATGACATCCCTGTTGCTGATACTATCACTAAACATACTAATATCTTTGACTTTGCTATTCGGCAGAAAGCGAGTAAAGATTTCCATTATGAAGGAGTGGATAGAAAAAATGGCAATAAGACTGTTTATAATAAGCTTATTAGATATTATGTTTCTCTCAGGGGAGAAAAACTCCTGAAGATAAAGAACAAAGAGAGCACATCTACAGCTAATGATGTCAGTCAGGTGGAAGCAGGAGAATGGCTATGTCATGTATGCAATTATTTGACAAAAGACCACCCCCTAGAAAACATAAATCATGCTTATTATATTGAGAAGGCAGAAAGAATCATAAGAAAGATTGAAACAAAAGGAAAGAAGACAAAAATTAACATTAACCCCAACCAAATTTCGTTATGGTAACTATTAAGAAAGGTACACACAGCTCATTTAAACTTCCTTCTCTTGTAATAGGACAGAATAGGATTACCTACAAGGTGAGGTTTACACCTAGTTGTAGGTATGAAATAGGACTTGCTGATCAGCTAGACATCAATAAACTATTTGGTATAGGCTATTTCCCTCATCATCATAAGAACAGTATGAGATTTGGATGGAGATATCTTCCTCACATGGATGCTATTGAAATCATGGCTTATTACTATGCAGATGGACAAAGGATGTATGAGCATGTAGCATTCTTGAAAATTGATGGGAATTACACTCTCATTATGTATATTCTTCCAGATGGTCATTTGTTGACAGTATTGGATGATGACAATAAATATGTTGCAGGAGATGTTCTTATTAATCGTCTAAAGGGAAGAAACTTTGGTTATCTTTTATGTCCTTATTTTGGAGGTAATCAAACAGCACCACATGATGTTCAGATTGAAATGAAAAAGGTGAAAGAATGAAATACCCAAAGCCTACAAGAGAAAACATAGCTATGCACTTGGTAGAAGTGCAGATGGAGATGATTGGGAAGACATTTGAAGATGCAGAAACTAACCAAAATTGGTTTCATGACTACACAATGACATCTGAGCAGTTTTTGGAATTCAGGAATAAGGCTATTCCTCTTATTAAGAAAGTGTACAGATGTAACAAAGCCACAGCATCAAAGAATTTTGATTGGTGGAATCTCAATTGGGGGCTTAGAATATTTCCTGTTCCTGAAGACGTAGTAACAATGAGAAACATTTTAACAGCATCAAGAAATGGGACAAGGAAAGACCCCACAGCAGATGAATGATAGTGAGAACATTATTCTGTTTGCAATACTTATGATCGTAAGTTGTTTTTTAGCATTTCTTATTTATACAATCATTTAAACATGGGAGCTACAGATTTTAGACTGACATCAAGAGGTGTCTCTGTTAGAGAAGCGTTTCAAGATGCTGTAGAAGCAGCAGAGTTTGAAAATGGACATGACAGTTACAATGGAACCATCTCCACTACAGAGTATTATGGAGATTTGACAGACAAGTTTAAGAAGAGTGGGAAATCTATTAACTCATTTATTGATGAGTTTTTAGAAAGTTGTTCTAAACATCATTGCTACAGTATTTGTATTGAAAGTCCTGAAATAGACAAAGGGAAGATAAAGTCAAAAGTGGAGCACATTGTTTCACCGGGGACAAAGAAATGGATATTGAAATACGTGGTTCATTGTCTCAGGGAAGATAAAGTGGTGGGGTCATTTCTCACCAAAGGATGTGCTGTTGAGAAAGCAAGAAAGTTTACAGAGGAGACAAGACTTCCTACATCTATTGAGATGACAAAAGTGTTGGAAAAGGGAAACACCACTGTTGCAAGGGTGTCATATAAGGGAAAAGATAAACTAGGTAAGTGGATGTTCTTTGGTATGGCAAGTATTTAAACAATAATATATGAATCTAGTACAGGCAGTAGAGTACATGCAGAAAAGTGAAAATGTTGCAGACTGGAATGCAAGAAGATCCTTTGTTTTCAGTAGATTTGCAGGTGATGTCAAAGAGCTTATTCTTGCTGTTGACAGCCCTGATGAAGAAGGTAAAGGTCTCATTGTCAAGACATTAGGGAAAGATGAGGAATATATAACACAAGTATAATGAATATTACAAGTGAACAATTTAAAGTGTTGATTTCCAAGGGTTATTCTTTGGATGTACTCTTTATATTGAAGATGATAGACGAAGGACAAGACATAAGTTCTCTAACAGAAAACAAAAAGATTGAGCTTCTTTATCACACACTTGTTCGCAAAGGTTTAATCACAGAAGATAACAAGGTTACATTGGAAGGGAGGTCTTTATTGGGCTTCCTTTCCAACTCTGAAGTTGTTATTCAAAAGAGGAAGCCTGTTGCAGATGATGGATTTACTAAATGGTGGTCCACATATCCGGGCACTGATACTTTCACTCATAAGGGTAGGACATTTTCTGGAACTAGAGGGTTGAGAGTGAAGAAAGATGATTGTAAACTCCTTCTCACTAAGATAGTGGGAGAGGGAGAATATACAATTGATGAATTGATAAAGGCTCTTGAGATTGAGGTGACACAGAAGAAAGACAATTCTGTAAAGACAAGCACTAATAAGCTGACATATATGCAGAATAGTTTGACATACCTCAATCAAAGAACATTTGAACCATTCATTGAACTTGCAAGAAAAGCAATCCCTATTGAAGAATCTGTAATTGGAGGAACTGATATATGACAGAATTTGATCTTCTCAAGAAGGAAGTTGACAACGGTATACAAGGAAGGAACAGCGGTATTCCTATGGGATTTCGTAGGTTGAACAAGTATATTGGTATAAGGAAACGTATATATACAGTGATATTCGGTGCTACAGGTAGTGGTAAGTCTGCATTTTGTCATTCTGCTTACATTCTTCATCCTTTTGATTGGTGGTATGCCAACAAGAACACTAGTAATGTAAAGCTCAAGTTTATTCTTTTCTCTATGGAGAGGAGTAAGGTGTACACATTAGCCAAGTGGACCAGTAGGAAGATATTCCTAGACCAAGGAGTGAATATTCCTATTGCTAAACTGCTAGGTTGGTGGGATACAAAGCTTACAAAGGATGAGCATGATTTGTTTCTGATGTACGAAAACTACATCAATGAACTAACGGCTATTTGTGATATCATAGAAGGTGCTCAAAACCCTACAGGTATATACAAATATGTTAGAAAGTATGCAGAAGCCAATGGTACAATAGAGAATATTAACGAGTATGACAAGATTTATCATCCTCGTCATCCAAATGAAATCGTAATACCTATTGTAGATCATTTTGGTCTCATCAAGATGGAGAAGGGTATGACCAAGAAAGAAGCCATTGACAAGACTAGCGAGTATTTTCAATGGATGAGAGACTTCTTAGGATATACACCAATAGGTGTGAGTCAGATTAATAGAGACCTTAGCAATCCCATCTATCAAAAGATGGATGCCTTTGAGCCAAATCTAGATCAAATTAAGGAAAGTGGTAGACCAGCAGAAGATTCTGATGTTGTTATTTCTCTTTTCCAACCTTCTAGGTATAAGACTAATGATGCTAGTTACAACAATGTAAGTAAGTTTATTAGTCCTGAAGGTGCTGATTGTTTTAGAAGCATCAAGATACTTAAGAACACCTATGGAGAATCTGATTTGAGGATAGGTATGGGTTTTCATGGTTCTACAGGTACATTTGCAGAACTTCCAAAGCCTAAAGACATGGACTCATTTGATTATGAAACCCTGTTTACAGGACAATTCTTCTTACCATGACACTAAGAGACAAAAGACAGAAAGAGTTTGCTGATGTATGGATGAAGACAAAGTTTGGCATTCTCAATCTCTGTCCTAGGTTTGGAAAAATCAGGACAAGCATAAACATCTTCAATAACTTTCCTCCTCATTCCACAATTCTTATTGCCTACCCAGATGGAAAGATTAAGGAGTCTTGGCTAGCAGATTTTGAAACATTAGGATATAACAATCCTAATGTGTCATTCACCACACATCTATCACTTAAAAAGCATGTTGATCACATATTTGACATTGTTGTGATAGATGAGATACATCTGTTGAGTGAAGCTCAATTAGAGGTGTGTAGTGAGTTGTTTGAACACAATTTTAATGTATTAGGGCTGACAGGAACAATGACATCCTATACAGAGAATGACATCTATCAAGCAACACTACTTACAGTGGTGGCTGAATACCCTATTGAGAAAGCAATTGAAGAAGGTGTCATTGTTGATTATGAAATAACAGTGTGCACTATTCCATTAGACAACAAGAAGGTGTTAGACTTCAAGGGTAAGAAGAGAACAGAGAAAAAGCAATTTGATGCTGTCTCTTGGGCAATTGATAAGATGGAGAGAGAAAGCAGGAATACAATGTTCATGCGCCTTGGAAGAATGAGGCTTATTCAGAAGAGCTACGCTAAGGTTGAGGCTACAAAGAAGCTTCTGAATAAATATGCTGATGAAAGGGTGTTAGTGTTTTGTGGGGTGACAGAGGTGGCTGATAGTCTTGGATGTCCTTCCTATCACAGCAAAAGCACTGAGAAGCAAATGTTTGCAGACTTTGCAGAAGGAAAAGGGAAACACATGGCAGTTGTCAAGATTGGCAACACAGGTGTGACATATAAGCCTCTGAATAAGGTGATTATTAATTATTTCGACAGTAATGGAGAAAACATGGCCCAGAAGATATTTCGATGTATGGCTATGGAATATAATAATCTCAATAAGAAAGCAGAGGTGATAATTGTTAGTAGCAATGAGCCTGTTGAGCTTAAATGGCTTAAAAGAGCTCTTGAATTTTTTGACAAAACCAAAATAAAATTCGTATCTTTATGAGCTAAACACAGAAAACATGAGTTAAAAGTTAATCGGAATTGTAGGACAAACAGGAACAGGGAAATCTACATCAATCAAGTCATTGGATTCTAAGGAAACGTACATCATCAATGTTGCTAAGAAGGAACTTCCCTTCAAAGGATCAGAAAGGTTGTATAACGCAGAAAACAAGAATTACAAGGAAGTAGATGACATCAATGAAATCACACGTTTATTGCTGACACTTTCTGAAAAAGCCTCACACATCAAGAACATCATTATTGAGGACAGTAATTACATGATGTCCTTTAGGATGGCTGATAAGGCTACAGAAATAGGGTTTACAAAATTCACCATCCTTATGAAAGACATGGTGGATTTGTTTAAGACAGCAAGGAAACTTAGAGATGACATTAAAGTGTTTTATTTCACACATCCTGAAACCATTGAAGATGGTGGAGAGATAGTGGGATATAAAATGAAGACTTCGGGAAAAGCATTAGATAATCAGATTACACTTGAGGGACTTTTCACCATTTGTCTCTATACACATGTAGAAGAGAACAAAGATGGAACTAATGGCTATTTCTTTGTAACCAACAGGTTCAAGAAATATCCTGCAAAAAGTCCTGCTGGAATGTTTAGTGATATAAAAATTGCTAACGATCTGAGTATTGTATGTAAAAATGTAGATGAGTATTATTCTTAAAAAAGTTGGTCTAATATTTGTAAATTCAAATATTTTATTTACTTTTAGTAAATGAAGACAACTTTTATATATTCTTTATCAGATCCTGATACTTTTGAAATTAGATATATTGGAAAAGCTAATAATCTAAAATATAGATTGTGGGCACATCTAAATGAAGCAAAAAGTGATAAGAAAAATCTGCACAAATGTAATTGGATAAACTCTTTATTAATAAAAGGAAAAAAACCAATTATTGAAATTGTTGAAGAAGTTTCTATTACTGATTGGCAATTTTACGAAAGATATTGGATATTGCAATTCTCTGCTTGGGGATTTAATTTAATAAATAAAACCAAAGGAGGAGAATGTGGTATAATATCAGAAAATTGTAGAAAAGCATTATCTCTTTCTAAAAAAAGAGGTCATGTTAAAGGAACATTTAAACATTCAGAAGAAACAAAAGCTCTTATTAGAGCAAAGCGATCTCTTCAAGTTATTACAGAAGAGCAAAAAATAAAAGTTTCCCAAAAAATGTTAGGTGTTAAAAAATCAGATTCTCATAAAAACAATATATCTAAATCAAGAAAAGGTATAAGATTTACTGAAGAACATATAAAAAAAATTGTAGAAAGTAGAATTAATAACAAGTTAAAAAATTAAAATTATGTCAACTATTGGAGGTAAAAAAAGAGAAAATTCAGGAAATGTTGATCAATTTGTAAAACGTGTAGGTTTATTTGAAGCAAGCGTGATTGCCATCAATCCTAACATGGAAGAGTATGCAGAGGTGTTGGGTATGGAACTCAAAGAAGGCAGTAAAGCCACTGAGTATCTTGGTACATCTAATGATGGTAATACATCTCTTCGTGTAGACATTTGGCTTCAGGAGATCAAGAGTGGTGATAAGTTTAAGGTGAACTTCTTTCTTGAGAACAAACTCAAGACTAACAAGGATGGCACTAAGGCTCAATATATTAACAATGTAGGCACTACATCTTGGGCATCTGATGAGAATACTCTTCCTGAATGGTTTAAAGGAAGGGAATATCGTCAAGCTTATGTAGGAGAAGAGGAGATGTATGGCTTCCTTCGCACATGGTTGGGCAATCTTGACTACAGAGATGCAGATACAGTGCTTGAGCTTGATTGGAAAACCCTGATGAAGGGTAATGTAAAAGACATTAAGAGTCAGATTGATGGTGAATATTGCACAAATGTTGTAGCTCTTGCCACCATTAAGACTGTTGAGAAGGATGGAGAAGTGAAGGAGTATCAAGGCGTGTATAACAAAGGATTTCTTCCTGCCTATGCTCTCAAGCAATTCCGTCTTGTCAACTATGCTGATGGTAAAGTGCTTGATAGTCTGAGGACTAAAAAGAATAAGGATTTGAAAACCCATGAGCGTTTTGTAGTTCAGGTGACCGGAGAATATGGATGCCGTGATTTCTATGCTCTGAAAGACCTGTGTGAATATAACGCTGATGATAATGTTGTGGCTTCGGATGCTGTCATCACCACTGATGGTGACGACTATTAATGACCCTCTCTGTCAAACAAATCCCCATTGTTGAAACATACAGTGGGGATTTTTCTTTACATTTGTTTATTATGATAAAGGGTAGTTTGAAAGTGAAACTCACTAAGGAAGCTATTCTTAGTAGAATTAGTGAATACGACATCTTTAGGTATTATATGCCTACAAGAGATTGGAAGATTAATAATGTCACTTTCTCTCCTTTCAGAGATGAATCCCATCCTTCTTTCCTTATAGGCAATAGACATGGCTTTATGTCGTTTATTGACTTTGCTGATACATCCAAGAGAGGTGATTGCTTTTGGTTTGTGAAGATGTTGTTTCATCTTTCTACATTGGATGATGTTCTCAAGAAGATAGATGGGGATTTTGGATTGGGTATATCAGGAGGAGAGAAGAAAGACTATCAACGGATAGTGGGAGAATATAAACAACCTGAGGCAGTGAAGAGGTATTCTCTTATTCAGGTGGTTACACGAAAGTTTACTAATAGTGAACTTGAATACTGGAACAGTTATCACCAATCTCTTGATGACTTGAGAGCAAACAACATTTATGCTGTAAAGCATGTCTATCTTAACAGGCAGAAGTTTCCTCTTCCTGAGAAGGAGATGGTGTTTGGTTATTTGTATGATGGAGGACATTGGAAAATCTATCGTCCATTTGGAGATAGGAAGAACAAGTGGGTTCCTAATAATGTACCTATTACATCTATGGATGGGAAAGAGAACATAAATGGTTGTAATGTAGCCATCATCACTAAATCGAAGAAGGACTATATGGTGTTGAAAAAGATTTATGAGAATGTGTGTGCTGTTCAAAATGAAGGCATTGCATGTTTCTCACAAGAGAATGTTCAACATCTTAAAGACAATTCACAAAAGCAAATATTGGCTTTTGATAGTGATGTAGCAGGTGTTACAAACAGTCAGCAGATTACAAAGATTTTTGATTTCTCTTATGTCAATGTACCTAGAAAGTATTTGGAAGAATACATCAAAGATTGGAGTGATTGGGCAAAGGTTTATGGAATGAAACATGTAGAAGATTATCTAAACCAGAAATTATGACAAATGAAGAATTATTCAGGGTGATTAAAGAAGACATTGAAAGTCAAACAGAATATCTATCTACTACTGATGAAGATGAGATAGAATGTATTAGCATTGAAAATGTAATTGGAATTTTAAAAAGGCATCTTAACATTAAAAACTAAAGTTTATGTACAACACAAGTAGTAGCTTTTTGGCATCTGTAACTGTTCCCAATGAAACTCGCACTTACAAGCCTGTCAGTCATTCTCAGATAATTGATTTGACACTTGCATCTATTGAGAGTGCAGGATTTAAAGTGCAAAATCAATATTACACATCTACATTTGATGGACTTGTTGCAAATGGTAAATACACTATTGCAAATGTCAATGATGATGAGATGGTGTTGCAGATTGGATGGCAGAATAGCTACAATAAAACCAAGAGCCTCAAGTTTGCTATTGGTGCAATGGTGATTATTTGTGGCAATGGTATGGTGTATGGTGATCATGGCAACTTCCGTAAGAAGCATAGTGGTGATATTCAGGAGTTTACACCTGCAAAGATTCAGGACTACATCAAGAGTTCTGGAGATGTATTCTCTCTTATGCAGAATGATAAAGTAGGGATGAAGAATGTACATCTTGAGGACAATGTTAAAGCTCGTCTTCTTGGTAAACTGCTTATTGAGGACAGCTTTATTAAGCCCACACAAGCAAACATTATTGCTCGCGAAATCAATAAGCCTACACATTCTTACAATGCTCCTGACAGCTTGTGGGAATTCTACAATCACACCACGTTTGCAATGAAGGGTGTTCACCCAAGTATGTGGATGGATAATCACATTGCTGCCCATGAGTGGTTTGTTAATGAGATGGGAGAATTGACAGGCAATATCAAAACAGAGAATTTCACACAACTTGAATTATTCTAATGAATTGGGATAAGTTTCATTCACAGTTTCATGAGAGTTGGCATCACAAGATGAGACCTTTTATTGAATCTGAAGAGTGTGACAAGATGTATGAACATTTGAAGCAAAGAAGCAGGAAGGGGCACATTGTTGCCCCTTCTTCTTCTAATACCTTCAGGTGTTTTCTTGAGACACCTTTAGATGAAATGAAAGTGGTGTTGATGGGTATGGCTCCCTATCACACCAAAATAAAGACAATGAATGGTGATGTCATTGTAGCTGATGGTTTATTAATGGGATGTAGTAATACAAACCATTTACAGCCTAGTCTTAGTAATTTCTATTCAGCCATAGAAAGAGAGCTGTACGAAGGAGCAGTGATGGACAGAAA